GCAGAACATCCCCTCTATCCACATTGGCTAAATCCTCATAGTATCCATATCCATCATAGCATCTAGCAGTAACCGTACTATCTAGGTAGTAAGTACCTCCGATTAGGTTGTATGTTTTATACTGCACATAGGTATACTCATCATACTCAGTGAAATCATTAACCGTATTAAAGTTTTGACCATTGAATTTATGTCTTAGATACTCCCTTAAATATGGGCTAATGTTATATAGATTCTCAGTAACTCCTGTAGCAGGAATCAGCTTGCTTAGTGTATACGTTGGGGATGCAGGTACAGTGCTCCCACCATCATAGATGAATAGCTCTACCTTACTCCCTGTCTGAGATACATCATTAACTGATACTATATATGGTGAACGTGCAAATATCCTTATCATTTCTTTTTACTTATTTCTTTTAATGCCTGTGTTACTAGCTCCTCTACATCTAATCCGTACTTATCTATTAACTCAGTTGGTAGCTTTTTGTACGCCGATTCAAATGCCTTAGTAAAGAATAGGCTAGGCTTAATACCCTTCTGGAAGATACTCCTGGCGATCAGGAACTGCAGGCTCTTTCTTTTAATGAATCTTCCCTGCTCATCTTTGGGAGCTATCCCCCTTCTAACTATCCAGTTATCTAGCTTACTCATTGGCGGCATCTTACTCTTAAATGAGTATGGAGCTCCCCATGACCTTTGAGTACCATTCACCCCTTTATCCTGGAATGCACCATACTGCTCCATCTCAAAGTAGATACCTATGCTGTTACGCATAGCCTTTACTTCACCATCTATAGATTCATATAGTTTGCCTGAGCTCTTCTTACCCTGCTTTGTTAGGTTACTTCTAGCCTGCTTTACTACATGGTCTCTAAATTTCTTTAGTGCCTTGTATGTTTCCTCCTGGTCCATTAGCAGATAGTCATGTCATTAGGACAAATGATATCTAAGGTCATAGCCCACCCTACCAGGTTATTCTCAAATCTCTCAGTGAATGGCTCACAGGTAGGTACATTCTCCACGTGGAAGTTAAGGTCATGCAGTGCTCCATGCAGTAACATCTGATAGGCTCTATTTAGAATCTGCAGTGTAGAATTCAATGCATCATTAGTGTTATCCTTTGTTTCCCATTTCGTATCATCCTCTACCTTCACAGCATCCACTATATCCATGCAGAATAAAGTTAATGTGAATCTTTGGATGTTGCTCTCAAATTGAGCCTGTGTAACCATAGTGTGTACCAATGGGAAGATAGTCTGTTTAGCTATATCTATATCAAAGATATCCCCATTAGTAACTGTATTAACCAGTGCATCATTATCAAAATGATCCTTTAGTGCTTTTATTAGTGTGTAGTATCCGGTCATTTTTTCATTCTATTATTTAATTCTCTTTGTTCAATTTCTGTTTTTTGTTTCTCGAAGGTGAGATAGGTGAGACATTGATGTAGTCCGTATCCGGTAACTTCATCAAACTTTGTGATATCTCCTTTAGCGACTGCATATATGCTAGTATACCAGCCCCATTGCTTAGCAAACTGTCCTCTTTCTGAATAGTCCTCCTCTGCCTTCTGCTCGGTTTCTTGTTCATCAGGCTCTCCAAATAAGACAGGGTAGAGTTTAGTAATTCGTTCCCTAAATGATAAAAAAAAACCCTAGCAGATATAGCTATCTCCATAGGCATATACTTCATGAGCTCATGATATTCCTCCCCGGCAGTGTATGGAGCTATCTCATATTTATCCTTATGCTTCTTTGTAATGGGCCTGTACATAACTGCCATAGCTTTGTGGAATCCTTCCCAATCATTCAAATGATGTTCTAGATCTATATACTCCCCCCATGAAATCTCCTCCAGGTTAGGAATGAATCCGAACTCCATCTCCTTTAATTTGAATGTCTGATAAAATTTAGGCTTAACTGAGAATATCTTATTAAAGTGCTCAATGAGATTATTCATATCCTTCATCTTAATGGTAGCCACATCCTTCAAATCAATGCCGCAGAATATCTCTATCATCTTCTGAGCTATGAACTCCTCATCATTACTATTCTGCTGTACCTTTAGGAATTTCTGATAGTTCACTAATGGTATCTCTGCTATGCTCTCAGGTACGGTTAAATCTAGTTTCATTTTCTTTCATTCATTACATGATGGTAGGCAGCTCTTAACATCTCAAAGTGCTCACTGAATCTCCTTATATCATTGAATTCAATACGCACCTTCTTACCTGTCTTATCCAGGATATATGCCTGCACTACCACTATCATTTCATTGAGATCATTAGTCATATCTTAATAACTCAATTCTCCGACATTTGTAGTATGCATTTCTATATCTCTGAATATCACTGCTTTATCATCGGTTAGTTAAACAATTACTTTAAGTTCCCTATTATATTATATAGTATTTTCCTTTATTTGGATTTTCGAGCTGATAAGAAATAGCGTATCTAATAGCATCCAGTGCATGATTCCATTTATCTATGGGAGTCTTACTCTTTTGAGATAGCCAGCAGTAGTTATTCAATTCCTTAATTAGCTCTATGCTACCCTCATCTATTATCAGGTCATAGTCCTGCATCAGGCTGATACCATAGCTCACACTATCCGGTCCTTTAATGGCAGGCACCACGTTGCATCCCATAGCATTTAGCTCAGTGATTAGACGTGGCTCAGCACTATCCCCTATGATTAGGTTAGCCCCTGCTTTGCTCTTATTGATATCAGCTATCATGGATGTAGTTAATCCCTTCTCATACAGGTGCAGCCTTAGGTATATCTTCTTATTGGCTCTATCTATGGAAGTCTCTACTAGTGTAGTTGGATCCTGTGAGAATCCGTAATCCTGCCCGAATACCACAGAGCCCATATTTTGGAAGAGACCAATGGACCAATTAGAGAATATCACTCCCTCTGCTTTATCTAACCATCCACCGAGAATAGAATGCTGGTACTTATCAGGCCTCCTCTCTCGCATTATGTTCACCTCATCTAGAAAAGACTGCGGAAGATTCTCTATATTATCCTGATACGTTGTATGCACATAGCAGGTATCCCCATGCTCCCCATTCGTACCCGGCTGCACTCCTCTATCTTCAAAGAATCTCCTGTATATCCAGTGCTCTTTTGTGGATGGGTTGAGAATGAGCACTACCCTGTTATCCTGCTTACTGCTTCGGATGGATAGGTTAATCTTATCAAAGGTATTCTCTTCTATGAGCTCCTCTGCTTCATCCACTATCCAGGTAGTGATTCCCTGTAATGATTTTAGGTTAGCTGTCTGATCACCTGATGAAGTCTTAATACCTCTGAATATAATCTCACTGCCTGATGTCTTATTAACTATCTCACTCTTTGTGATCTCGAAATGGGCCTCTAATCCCATGAGCTCTATTTTCTCCTTGAATTCGGGGATGATGGATATATGGGCTGAGGTCATTGTTTGCCGGGTGAATAGAATCTTATGGCCATGCTCAAATGACAGCAGGCATACCCATGCTGCCACACTAAATGATTTAGAGCTACCCCTCCCTCCTGTAATTACATAGTACCTACAGTCTGACTTAAATAAGTTGTTATACTTCGAGCTTAGGCGAATCATTGAATTCTACTACATCCTTTATATTAAAGCTATTGATATCTACCTTAGTCTCCTGCTCCACTCTTTGCACTGGCATTCCTAACCGGTAATTTAACCACAGCTTTATAGCTGCAGTATCTCCCTCTAGCACCTTATGGTATAGTGCATTGAGCACCTGTTCACATGGAGCTACCTTATCCATCTGCTCTGCTAATGCTATCTCCTGAGCTTTAGTTTTCCTCCCTGCTCCTGGTCTCCTGCCCCCGTTTTTTACTACTGTTACCTCTTCTTTCATAGTTGAAAAAAACTGATTATTAAATGATAGCTCCTATTCCTTTTAATGCTCTAACTACCTCTATATTATTATCATAGTGAGTAGTAATACCTAGCTCTTTTACCTTAGCTATCTTCCCCTCATTACTCCCAGTAGCATATACATGGCTC